CTCAGAGTGAATAGGAAGAAGCTTGGGTAAAGACCCAGAGGCTGACCCCTACTCCACCTGACGTTTCCGACTTCAGACTTCCAGTTCCCGCGACACACGTCGTGGAACAAACTAAGGATGTCCAAACCGGAACCATAGATCGCTGCCAGGACAGCCTCCTGAATCTTCAGGGGGAAGTAGTCTGTGGCAGAGGAGAGATCCACCGAGTGGACCTCCTTTCCCTGCTTTAACCACTCACGAACCCGGTCTGTACCGGATTCCTGGTTGAACGTATGGTCCCATGGGATAGTTCTAACAACTTCACCAAGATCATCACCAAGAGGTTTTAAGGCCAATTGGAGAAAGATGTATGGTGAGGCTACAGACCGGAGTTTGAATCCCGGTTCCTGTATAAAGTGAACTTCACCCATCGTTAACGGCTCGTCTAAACTGGTGACGTAGCCCCAATTATGACGCATTCCAATTCCTGCAAACACTGGCTCGAAAGCCTGTGCGTGTTTAGAATAGAACGCCCTGTTTTCGGGATGCAAAAACCATGCAAGATCAGACAACACATTGTGTGCCTGACTCCTAGTTTGATTGCAATGCGGAACTGGAGCGTACTTCTCCTCAGACCCTCGGTAGATGATGAGTCTACGGTCGGAATTAGGGAGAACCCTTCGCCCCACGACTCGAAGTGCAACGTTAATGACATCCGAGATTTCCTCGGTACTCACATTCGTTGGCACTGTACTGGTGACACCGTCCATGAACTTCTGAATTTGGGACTTAGATGCCCTTTCAGCTACCACGGACGTATAGATACTCAGCGCCTGTAGAGCCCGCGAGGAATTCGCGAGTCCTCTAGAGGACCATTTGAACAACGAACCGATGGCACCATAATACTGACCACGCTTGTTCTTTCGAACGTACGTAGTCACAAATGGTAGGCCAGCGGCCTGTCTAATCAAGTCAACCTTAAGAGACTTGAATCTCTTCACTGACCACTCAGGTCCATTATTGGATACCCAATTGGCCCAAAGTCCCACAATCTGTGGGACCAGGTGTTTAGGAATACCTGTAACCGCCATACGATGTTCGAGCGAGACCCGGATAT